GCTCTAGATCGCTGGGAGAAAAGGGTGACAAGCTAGTTTGAAAGTCCCCGGAAAGTCAGTGGGGAGTTCCTGAAAGGCTTCCGATCCTCACCACAAGTGGGTCTCATCTAAGTGGTTTCCTTTCAACGGGGCGTTCAGCCGCGCTCGAGGATCGGGAGTCTTTCTGGGACTCCCCACTGACATCTCATCGAACCAACTTCGCCGAAAGGTTTAGCCGTGAGCAACACGATGACTACGCAGGCCGTCCTGGTTTCGCGATCCAAGCTCAACCCCAACCACACCCCGCAGCAGCTCGCTCTCTTCATGGAGGACGGCACGCCGTTCGACGCTGAGGCTCCGGTGGGTAACGCCACCACCACGACCAAGGGTGTTGTCAACCAGATGCCGGCCCAGACCAACTCGGCTGCCGCTGACATCGCTGCGATGAACACCAACTTCAACGCCCTGCTCGCCAAGCTCCGCACCGCGGGACTGATGGTTCCCTGACAACTATGACCGGAGGTGATCGTTATGGCGACCGCAGATTCCTCTGAACCAAGAAGACGCCGGCGGCCGCCCGCTACGACACCTGATGGTCGAGAGAGACAACTCGTTTCTCTAGCCGTAGACCTTGTCGAGAGGCAACTTCGCGAAGGCACCGCCTCGGCTCAGGTTATTACACACTATCTCAAGCTCGGCTCTACTCGTGAGAAGCTCGAGCAAGAGAAGCTTCGCGGTGAGAATCGCCTCATCAATGCCAAGGTTGAGAACCTTGACTCGATGAAGAAGCAGGAAGAGCTGTACGGTGAAGCCCTCAAGGCCATGAGTCGTTACTCCGGTAAGGACGATGCTGACGAGGAGGAGTATGAGGAATAGATCGTATTCCGAGCTCCGTAAGCTCGACACGTTTGAAGAGCGCTATGAGTATCTAGCACTCAAGGGAGTTGTTGGTGCTTCGACTTTCGGTTTCGATCGTCACATCAACCAACAGTTCTACACTTCAAGAGAGTGGCGCAGCGTCCGAGACGAAGTCATTGTCCGAGACGAAGGTTTGGATCTAGGTAGTCCGGGCTATGAGATTTTCGACAAGGTCATCATTCATCACATGAACCCGATGACCGTCGATGACATAGTCCACAACATGGACGATCGAATTCTCGATCCCGAGTTCCTTATCTGCACCACTCACCGAACACACAATGCAATCCACTACGGCGATAAGAGTCTGCTTCCTCAACCGGTAGTTGAGCGACGGCCTGGCGACACTCGTTTGTGGTAATTTATTCAGGAGCTGGTATGGGATTCACTACCGTTACCAACATCAAGAGCCGAAGCAAGGTCACATCTACGGATCGTGACATCATCGGTATCCACACGATGGAGGCACCAGAGCGTTCTCAGACAGCTGAGAATGTTGCCAACTACTTCAAGCGAGTGCAGGCTGATTCGCACTGGTGCTGTGACGACAACTCTCGAGTTCGAGTCATCGAGGACAAGTACATCGCTTGGACTCTCCCGGGTGCCAACTCTCGGTCGCTGAACATCGAGCTCGCCGGGTATGCCAAGCAGACCAAGGCTGACTGGGAGGATGCTTTCTCGATCGCCATGCTCGAGGTCGCAGCTTACTGTGCCGCCGAGTGGGTCATCAAGTACGGCATTCCTGTTCGCCGCCTTACCGATGCTCAGATCCGAGCGGGAGCTAAGGGCTTCGCCGGCCATGTCGACGTCAACCGGGTTTACCGGCAGTCGTCGCACTGGGATCCGGGCCCCTACTTCCCATGGACTTACTTTCTGTCTCGAGTCAACGCTGCTGTGGCCTCCATTCGCGGTGGCAAGCCGGCGCCTGCTCCTGCCAAGCCCAACTGGGACAACCGCGGCTACTCTATGGCCTGGATCAAGGCCCAGCAGGAGAAGCTCGTCGACCTGGGTTACGACCTGGTCCCCGATGGCAAGCTCGGCAAGGTTTCTCGAGCTGCAGTGAAGGACTTCCAGAAGAGTGTTGGTCTGGAGGATGACGGGGTTCCGGGTCCGGACACCTCGAAGGCGTTGGATGCTCAGCTGGCCAAGAAGGCTGGGCGCAAGCCCAACTGCAAGGCTCTTGAGCGTGCCGTTCGAGCTTCGGACGACAACGTCTGGGACGCTGACATGGACAAGCGCTGCCGTGCTGTTCGTGAGGCTTCGGCATGGGGTGGTCATGACTTCCCCTACGGCATCGAGTACACCCAGCAGGTTGTCGGCGCCAAGAAGGATGGTGTTTGGGGACCTCTGTCCGGAGATCACCACGACGACACTGTCGTTGCCATGCAGACCGCTCTTCGAGCTATGGGCTTCAACCCCGGACCGATCGACGGTGTCTACGGTGACAAGACCGACGACGCTTACAATGCAGCTCGTAAGGTTTGTCGAGTCTGACGTTCAAAATGATAGAGAATTGAAGGAGGTGTGAAAGATGGTTGACAGCATTCTCGAAGACACCAAACAGATTTGCGGTATCGAATCCGATTACACGCATTTCGACATGGACATCATGATGCACATCAACTCCGTGTTCGGAGATTTGCTGCAGCTTGGTATCGGGCCGCCCGATGGCTTCGAGATCACCGGCAATGAGGAGGTCTGGTCTGACTTCGTCACCGAGAAGAAGTTCAATGCGGTTAGAACTTACGTTGTAACCAAGGTCAAGTTCCTCTTTGACCCTCCTCAAACTTCTTTCGTTATCGCCGCCATGGAAAAGCAGCTTGACCGGATGGAATGGCGACTTAACGTGGCAAGGGAGGAAACCGAATGGGTCGATCCAACAGTCCCGGTGGAGGAGGAACCCTAGCTGTAGATGACTTCCTTGAGCACTACGGTGTGAAGGGCATGAAGTGGGGCGTTCGACGCGATCGTCCTTCCGTGCCCGGATCCAAGGATCACGAAACAGCTAGTGCACTTCGAACAAAGGTTACAGCTGGCGGTACAAAGGCTCTGAGCAATCAGGAGCTGCAGACGCTGGTAAACCGTATGAATCTAGAGCAGCAGTACAGCCGGCTCAACCCTCAGACCAAGTCTGCTGGTGCGCAGTTGGCTGAAAGTGTTCTCCGTGCTGGTGCACCTTTGGCAGTTACTGCTCTGAGCGCGCATCTCGGCCCAGTAGGACCGATTGCCGTTGCAGTAACTAAGGCGATTGCTAACAAGAAGTAGGGAGGTTTGGCGATGGGGTTGTCGAATACAGCGACTCCAATCTACTACGGACGATTCCGTGATCAAGTAATACGCGGAGAGATCCCCGTCAATAGAGAAGTCGCGATGGAGATGAATCGCATCGACGACCTCATCGCCAATCCGAAGTTCTACTACGACGACAAAGCAATCAATGGATTCATCCTTTATTGCGAGAATGAGCTCACGCTAACTGATGGGAGTGATCTTCATCTACTTGACTCTTTCAAGCTTTGGGCCGAACAGATTTTTGGTTGGTACTACTTCGTTGACCGAAGTGTTTACGTACCTTCCGAGGACAACCACGGCGGGCACTATGTGCGCAAGCGAGTCAAGAAGCGTCTAATTCAGAAGCAGTACCTTATCGTGGCTCGTGGCGCGGCCAAGTCGATGTACGCTGAGCTCATTCAAAGTTATTTTCTTAACGTTGATACGTCGACGACTCATCAGATCACGACGGCACCAACGATGAAACAGGCCGACGAGGTGATGTCACCTTTTAGGACTGCTATTACTCGAGCCAGAGGGCCCCTGTTTAAATTCCTCACTGAGGGATCGATGCAGAATACGACTGGGTCTCGAGCTAATCGGACGAAGCTCGCTTCAACCAAGAAGGGCATCGAAAACTTTCTCACGGGGTCGCTCCTCGAAGTTAGGCCGATGTCCATCAACAAGTTGCAGGGGCTTCGTCCTAAAATTTCTACCATCGATGAGTGGCTCTCCGGGGATATTCGGGAAGACGTCGTCGGGGCCATTGAGCAGGGAGCGTCAAAGCTTGACGACTGGCTTATCGTAGCAATTAGCTCCGAGGGTACAGTTCGTAACGGTAGTGGTGACACTATCAAGATGGAGTTGGCATCAATCCTTAAGGGTGATTACCCCGCTCCGCATATCTCCATCTGGCATTACAAGCTTGACGACTTGCAAGAAGTCAACGACCCGTCTATGTGGCTTAAGGCCAACCCGAATCTGGGTAAGACGATCACCTATGAGACATATCAGCTGGACGTTGAGCGGGCGGAGAATGCTCCTGCTTCTAGGAACGATATCCTCGCCAAGAGGTTTGGCATTCCTATGGAGGGCTTCACTTACTTCTTCACTTACGAAGAGACGCTGCCTCACCGTCACAATGATTATTGGGAAATGCCCTGTGCCATGGGTGCAGACCTTTCTCAAGGTGATGACTTTACTGCATTTACTTTCCTTTTTCCTTTGGCAAATGGTAAGTTTGGAATTAAGACACGCAGCTACATTTCTTCATTGACTCTTATGAAACTTCCCGGTGCTATGCGCCAGAAGTATGAGGAGTTTATCAAGGAGGGTAGCCTTCACGTTCTCGATTGCACCGTTCTGGACATGATGGAGGTCTATGAGGATCTCGACACCTTCATTGAACAGATGGGGTACGATGTTCGAGCCTTTGGTTTCGACCCGTACAACGCAAAGGAGTTCGTGACTCGCTGGGAGCAAGAGAACGGTTCTTACGGCATCGAGAAGGTTATTCAGGGTGCTCGTACTGAATCTGTTCCTCTTGGTGAGTTGAAGATCATGAGCGAGGAGCGAATCCTTCTCTTTGATCAGCAGCTCATGTCCTTCGCGATGGGTAATGCTATTACCCTCGAGGATACCAATGGTAACCGTAAGCTGCTTAAGACTCGTCAAAAGGAAAAGATTGACAACGTCGCGGCTCTTATGGATGCTTGGATTGCTTACAAGCTAAACAAGGAGGCGTTCGAGTGACTCAGGAAGTAGATGATTTCCTGGCGCATTACGGCGTCAAAGGAATGAAGTGGGGTGTTCGACGTGCTGCTAAGCGGGACGCGAACGAATCCTCCAAAGCCAAGATGTTCTATGGTGAAGGTGCTGGAACTAGACGGAAGCTGATCAAGGCTAAAGTTGAGTCCCGGTCCAAGGATCCCAACTACAAGGCCGCTTTCGATCACTACATGTCGAAGCAGGACATGGGCAAGCGAGCTTCGCAGGCTACTTCCGAGCGTCGTCGTAAGGACGCCGTAAAGGGTACTGTCAAGACCGCTCGAGGTGTTCATCGTCAGCTTACCGGAGGTTTCGGTAGCGTTTCGATTGCCTCGGCAGCTATCGCTGGTGCTTATGTCTATGCTCGTCAGACCGGACTCGATAAGGTCATCATCAACAAAACCCAGGAAGCTTTCCGGGACCAGCGAAACCGTAGTGCTGGAGCTTCTTGGCTTCGTGACAACGGATTCGGGTAAAAATGGATGAGGTAGACGAGTTCCTCGCACACTACGGTGTGAAGGGCATGAAGTGGGGCGTCCACAAGTCAAAGGCTGACTACAAGCAGTCTCGAGCGCAGGTTCGCGATATTCGTAAGCAGGGTCACACCGGAGACGAGATCCGCGAAGCTCGAAAGCGTCAGGCCGCTCGTATGCGCCGGCAGGATGACGCCGACGATGCACTGAGTGACGCCGTGGTCAGCGGAGCGAACAAGGCCAAGATTGCTCGACTTCAAAAGGAAGTTGAGAAGACCTCGGCTGCAGTTCGAACTTCTGATGACCGAATCATCGCGTCGAAGATGACTACTGGAGAGCTGGTTGCTAATGCCATTATCAGTGGTACGGCTTCCATCCAGATAGACAACATCGTCAATGCGGTCATCGACCGAGACGTTGCCCGAAACCGATAACTCATTTCTACGTAAGAAAGGAGGTGAGTAATGGGACTCAAAGATCGAATTGTACACGCCTGGAATGCGTTGAAGAGCGAAGAGGATAAGATTCTTCGTCGACAGCCACTTCCAGTTAATGGTGGTCACCTCGGCATGCAGATGCACCGAACCCGCCTCAGCTACAGCAATGACAAGAACATCGTAACGTCTGTGATCAATCGTATCGCTATCGATGTTGCTTCTATCGATATCCGTCATGTTATGGTGGATGACGACGAACGTTACATCGGTAGAAAGAAGAGTGGCCTGGACAACTGTTTGTCTCTCGAGGCTAACGTTGACCAGAATGCTCTCGCTTTTAAGATCGACGGTGTTATGTCGATGCTTGACAAGGGTACGGTCGCTTTGGTTCCGGTGGATACCGATGTGGATCCTGAGGGAACAAACGGGTTCAGCATCGAAACAATGCGTGTTGGTGAGATCGTGGCTTGGTATCCGCGTCACGTTCGAGTTCGTCTTTGGGATGACCGTGAAGAAGTTGGCGGAATTCACAGAGAAGTAACCTTGCCTAAGAAGCGAGTTGCTATCGTCGAGAATCCGCTTTACGCGGTGATGAACGAACCCAACTCTACTCTTCAGCGATTGATCCGAAAGCTCAATCTCCTTGACAACGTCGAAGACACAGCTGCTTCGGGCAAGATCGATCTGCTCATTCAGCTGCCTTACGTTGTGAAGTCTGAGGCTCGTAGGCAGCAGGCCGAACAGCGAATGAAGGACATCGAGGTTCAGCTTTCCGGTTCCAAGTATGGCGTTGCCTATACTGACGGTACCGAGAAGGTCGTCCAGCTCAACCGAGCAGTAGAGAACAATCTACTCACATCGATTGAGTACCTGACCAAGATGCTTTATGGTCAGCTGGGTATCACTGAAGAAGTTATGAATGGTACCGCCGATGAGGCAACCATGCTTAACTACTGGAACCGAACCATCGAGCCGATCCTCACTGCTCTCCAGCTGGAGATCAAGCGGTCGTTCCTTTCCAAGACTGCTCGTACTCAGGGTCAGTCGGTCATGTACTTCCGTGACCCGTTCAAGCTCGTACCGATTGGCCAGGTTGCCGAGATCGC